TCCGCAGTCTTGAGGACATGAACCCCATCGAAGCGGACGAGGGTGGCGATCTCTATCTCATCAACGGGAATATGACGAAACTGAGGGACGCAGGGCTGTTTGCCGCTAGGTAGAAGGGAGAAAGCGATGAAGCGTAAATTTTGGAACTGGGTACGGAACGAAGGAGAGAAGCGAATCTTGCTTCTGGACGGTGAAATCTCAGATGAAACATGGTGGGGCGATGAGGTCACACCTCAGATGTTCCGCTCTGAGCTGAACGCCACCGAGGGAGATATTGACCTCTGGATCAACTCACCGGGCGGCGACTGTTATGCAGCGGCACAGATCTACAATATGCTGATGGAATATCCCGGCGAGGTCACGGTCAAGATTGACGGGATTGCCGCTTCCGCCGCATCCGTCGTTGCGATGGCAGGATCGACCGTCGAGATTTCTCCTCTAGGTTTGTTGATGCTGCATAATCCGATGACCGTTTCTATCGGAGACACGCACGAGATGGAGCGGACAATTACGTTCCTCTCTGAAATCAAGGAGAGCATTATCAATGCCTACGAACTCAAGACGGGACTTTCCCGTGCGAAGATTTCACGTCTCATGGATGCCGAGACATGGATGAATGCAAAGAAAGCAGTGGAACTTGGGTTTGCGGATTCCGTTCTCTATGAGAATAGGGAACATCTCACAAGTGCTGCGGCGGACGGGCTGATCTTCTCCCGCGCCGCCGTCACGAACTCTCTGCTCTCGAAATTCGGGCAGGGGACACAAACAAATAATGTCGATGCAGAGCCGATCAAACGACGGCTCTTTTCTATTTCACATTAACGGAGGGAAAAAGATCATGGATAAGATCATGGCAATGCGCGAGAAGCGTGCAGAAATGTGGGAACAGGCAAAGCAGTTTCTGGATTCTCACGAAAAGGACGGTCGTCTTACGGCAGAGGATGCCAAAGCATACGAGCAAATGGAGAATGAGGTGCTCGCGCTCGGCAAGGACATCGAGCGCATGGAGCGTCAGGCAATTCTCGACGCGCAGCTTGCAAAGCCCGTGACGGCGGCAATCACCAACACTCCGGGGGCAGGATTGTCTTCTGAAAAGACGGGGCGTGCAAGTGAGGCATATCGTGCGGCAATGCTGAAGGCTCTTCGCACGAACTTCCGACAGGTGGAGAACGTCCTGCAGGAAGGTGTGGATGCAAACGGCGGCTATCTCGTTCCCGAGGAATACGATCAGCGTCTGATCGACGTTCTGAATGAGGAGAACGTCCTGCGTCCGCTTGCGACAGTGATTACCACGAGCGGGGAGCACAAGATTAACATTGCCGCCACGAAGCCTGCGGCATCGTGGATTGAGGAGGGTGCGCCGCTCACCTTCGGGGACGCGACCTTCGACCAGATCGTCCTCGACGCGCACAAACTCCACGTCGCGGTCAAGGTGACGGAGGAGCTTCTCTATGACAACGCCTTCAACCTAGAAAACTACCTCATTGAGCAGTTCGGCAAGGCACTGGGCAACGCAGAGGAGGACGCATTCCTGAACGGCGATGGGACGCACAAGCCGAAGGGACTTCTTGCCTCGGCAAAGACATCCGTCACCACGGCGGCGGCAGACCTCAAGGCAGACGAACTTGTGACGCTCGTCTACAGCCTCAAGCGTCCCTACCGCAAGAATGCGGCGTTCATCGTCAATGACCAGACGCTTGCAAGCATTCGCAAACTCAAGGACGCGAACGGTGCGTATTTCTGGCAGCCGTCCTACCAGATGGGCGAACCCGACCGTCTGCTCGGCTATCCCGTCTACTCTTCGGCATATATGCCTGCTGTCGAGGCAGGCAAGACCGTCATCGCGTTCGGCGATTACTCCTACTACAACATCGGGGATCGCGGCACCCGTGCTCTGCAGGAACTCAAGGAACTCTTCGCGGGCAACGGTATGATCGGCTATGTCATGAAGGAGCGTGTGGACGGAAAGCTCGTTCTTGAGGAAGCCGTGCAGACGCTTAAGATGAAGGGTTGATGTATGTTTGCGGCAAAGAGGGGAGGTGGTTCTATGCTTGTGCCGCTCGCAGCAGTCAAGCAGTATCTGCGGATTGACGGCGATGAGGAGGACGATCTCCTCATGCATTTTGCAGAAACGGCAGAACAGATTTGTACTGCATTACTGCGCGTGAAGAAGCTGTCCAAGGTTGAAGATCAGGCGATTGTGCGCGTTGCAAGCCTCTATGCCGTCTCCTATCTCTATGAGCACAGAGAGGAAGCGGATCACAGAGGGCTTGCGCTGACACTGCGGTCACTCCTCTTCGGTGTGCGGAAGGAGGTCTTTTAGGTGAGAGTGTCAATGAGTGAACTGCGTCACCGAATCTCCATCCTGCGCCCCGTGACGGATACGGACGATGAGGGAAATATCCTCACGCAAACAACACAGGAAGTCGGAAAGGCATGGGCACTCGTTCTGCCGTTTGCCGCAAAAATCTCCGACGGGTATGCGGAGAAGGTGCAGGAGGTGGATCATCGTGTTGTTATCCGTTACCGTGCGGATGTACGAGTGACGGATCGTATCCGTTGGGGAGATAAAACGCTCACACCGATTGCGCCGCCGTATCCGCTCGGCGGGAAGAAGCGGTGGCTTGTCATAGAATGCAGGGAGTTGGTGGAAGATGGCTAGATACCGAGGGTTCGTCTCTGCCGAGAAGATCCTCTCGGAACTCGGCGCAGAGGCGACGGCTGCGGCAAAGGAAGCCCTCGCACATGGCGCAGACGATGTGGTCGTGGAGGCAAAGAATCGCTGTCCCGTCTATGCGGGAACAGATAAGCGCGTGGTAAAGGGCGCACTGCGCGACTCCATCCATAAGCGACTGCGACGCAAAGACGGCTCCGTTTGGAGGATCGCAGCAGATGCAGAATCGCAGGATGGCGTATTCTACGGCGTGCTCGTTGAGTTCAGCCCACGTATTAACAAGCCGTTTCTCTATCCCGCACTTGATGCCAAGAAGGACGGTATTCGCTCTGCCATCGTCGATGCCGTAAGGTCTGCCATTCGGAGGAGAGGGAAATGAGTACGGCACGGATGGTGTATCAAGCACTTTCTCATTCGAGGGAACTGATTCAGCTTCTCGCGCATGGGCGAAAGGGCATCTATCACGGGCGCAGTCCCAATGCAGGGACGTATCCGATTCTCGTTTACTCCGTCATTTCCGACGTTCCTGCGCTCTCGGCAGATGGTATGGAGTTGGAGCGGCGTGTGACAGTGCGTATCCACATTCTGACGAAGGATGGGAGATTCGGAGAGATTCATCGCGCCGTGCAGAACGTACTTTTGCCGCTCGGCTTTGTGCGTGCACAGACGCAGGAACTGACAGAGAAAGATATTTTTGTTGAGATCACAGACTATAAAACAGCAGTGGAGGGAGAATAAAATGCCAAGTCCAACACCAACAGCAAAGCCCGCAGGGAATTTGACGAGCGGGCAGTTCATCAACATCCAGAAACTTCATATCGCCAAGATGCTCACCGATGCGGCAGGAGGGGCGGCGACCTACGAAGCTCCGATTCCGCTAGGAAAGCTCCTGCGCAAAGTGGACATCAAGCCGCAGACGAATCAGGCGGAACTTTTCGCGGATGGGCAGTCCGTGGATACGGCATCCAATACCGCATCCTACGATTTGACCTTCGATACTGCCGCGCTTCCTTTGGAATACACGGCTTACCTTCTGGGACACGCCATCGAAAACGGCGTGATGAAGGCGGGCAAGGATGATGTCGCTCCGTACTTCGCCGTCCTCTTCCAGTCGGATAAGCGCAACGGCAAGAAGAGATACACCAAATTCTACAAAGTCCAATTCACGGAACCCTCGGAGAGCGGCAATTCGAAGCAGGAGAGCATTCAGTTCGATACGCCGACGCTGACGGCAAAGGCAATCTACCGTCTCTCCGACGGTCTGTCCTACGCCAAGGCGGATGAGGAGGCGGCGGGCTTTGCCGCAGAGACAGGCTCGAAGTGGTACGAGCAGGTATGAGGAAGGAAGCTATGGAAACGCCGAAACTGCATATTGCGGGCAGGGAGATCGTGCCGCATCCTCCGAAGATGAAGGTGTGGCGCGAGTTCCTTGCCTTTTTTGATGCCGACAAGGAAGGTCTGAGCCTTGAAGATTTTCTGGACGAGCACGTCAGTCTGATCGTCCTCGGATTCGGTCGGGAGGAAGTTACGAAGGAATCCGTAGAGGAGTATGTCGATGTAGCGGACATTGTACCACTGACACGTGCGCTTTTCCGTTGGATTCAGGCACTCACCTTCTCCAAACTGGTGAACCTCCCAAACGAGGATACGGAGAAAGAGGCGTAGTTCTTTCTCCGTATCAGAATCTACTGCGTTACTACGAGCGGCTGCAGTCCGCCTACGGGTGGACGATGCACGAGATTGATTCACATGAGATTACGTTCCTGCTCGATCAGCTTGTGGTAACGGCACTGTGCGAACAGCAGCAATGTGAACGCTTTATTGACGATGTGATGTAGGGAGGGGATGGAGTGGCAAAGCGCGGACAAAAGATTGATGAACTCTATCTCGATATCGGTCTCAACATCGCACAGCTGCAGCTGGACTTTGACACGGCAGGCAAAACCGTCTCGGATTCCATTGCGCGACTCAACAGCAAGGCGAACAATATTCATCTGAAACTGGATGCCGACCTTGCCAAACTCGACGGTGTGGGCACGGAGCTAGACAAGATCAAGGTGCGCCACCAGGCGATCAATCGCGAACTGGATATTCAGCGGCAGAAAGAACAGATTCTTGCCGCTGTCCTCCAATCCGCAAAGAAGAATGATGGCGTGGACAGCGCATCCTATCGCCGTGCGGAGAGCAATCTCCTGCGTCAGCAACGAACCGTCGCACAGACCGAAGCCGAGGTGCGGAAACTGAATGCACGGCTCAAAGAGAGCGCCGTCCTCTCCGGCACGCTCGGTGGGCGCATCTCAGCGGGCATGACGGCGGCACAGGCGGGTGTCAAGAATCTCACGAGCGGATTCAATATACTCTCCGCGAAGATGGCTGCGGTCATGGCAGTCGCCGCAACAGGCGCGGGACTGTTTAATATCACGAAAGACGCGATGCTTGCTGGCGAGAACGTCTACAAGCTCACGCAGCGTCTTCATGTGTCCGCAGGTGAGGCGGCGACACTCAATCGGGTGTTTCAGCTTGCAGATACGGACATCAAGAGTGTCATTCCTCTGATTGCACGTCTGGACAAGCAGGTGGGAGCTGCGGGAGAGAGCGGTAACGATACTGTCCGCGCACTCTCGCGCTTTGGCATTGCCCTCAAAGACCAGCAGGGAAATCTCCTGCCGCTCAATGAGCAGCTGGCGCAGCTCGCGAAGGGCTACAAGACAGCAAGTGAGGCGGGAATGGAGGAGGCGTATACCGCCGAGGTGCTCGGTGCGCGTGGTGCGGCACTTATCCCGATTCTTGAACAGTATGACGATCTGATGACGATTTCCTCGCGTGTCAAGACCACGGGGCTGCTCGACCCGGAGCAGGCGCATGAGACCTATCTCAAGTGGCGTGCGATGGAGATGGAAGCGGGGCAGCTGAAACTTGCCCTCGGTGCGGCGCTGCTTCCTGTCGCCGAAGAGTTGATGCCCGAAATCAATGACGGCTTTGAGTCTCTTGTTGAAACGATTCGCGACAACAAGGATGAGATCAAGGATGCCGTCCTCGGATGGGGTGAGGCACTCAAGACCGTTGCGGAGCTTGCGGGCTTCGTCGGTGAGCAGATCCATAAGGTCGGCGAGCACGCCGAGGCAAACAGCTGGCTCATGAAGAATCATCCTGTGGCATCTCCGCTGATTGCTGTTCCGTTCCTTGGCGGTACGGTTCTCGACGCTCTCTATGGCAATGAGTACAAGAAATACCAAGAACAGCAGAAGATTGCAAAAGAGAAAGCGGCGGCAGAGGAGAAGGCGCGTGTCGAAGCGGAGAAGAATGCCAAGGCGCAGGAGCAGAATGCCAAAGCTGCGAAAATCCGTGCGGCAGCCGAGAAAGATGCCGCAAAGACAGTCAGCGAGTCTGCAAAGGCGACCGCACAACTGACTGACAATTTATATACACTGACGCACACGGATGTTCAGAACAGCTTTCACAGTCTGGATCGCGAATCCTTCGATTTCTTCCGGAAGGGCGCAGATCCGCACCTCATCGACGAATACCGCATGGCGAAGGAAGCGAAGATTTACGCTGACTTTCAGCGCGACGTTGTGGACAAGGCGAATGCGCTCTATAAGACCGACCTGCAGAACAAGCAGGACTCCATCGCCCGTGAAGCCGATGCCTTTCGTCAGAAGGGCTTGGACGAAGTCCAAACGCAGAACTGGCTCAGTGAGAGCAGGGCGCGTGTCATGGAGCAGTGGGAGCGTGATGTCGCTTCCAATATTGACTCGATCTGGAAAACGGAACTCGAAAATCGC